TGTTATATTAGGATTAAATATCTTAAGAAGATATTTAAAAGAGAACTCGAAATAGTAATATTTACTTTTGTCAGTTCTGCTTTGAAAATGCATTCTATTTTTTGAGAAACCTATCAGTTTCATCCTATCAAATTTAATCATGCTATTCTATTTTTAATTAGTAGCCCCACTACGACTCGAACGCAGACTAAGAGGGTTAGAGCCTCCTGTGCTAACCATTACACCATAGGGCAATAACACGTGGATATTCTTACCCTCCACGTAAGGGCCCCTTCGGGGTTAAATTAATGACATTTATAAATTTAAAACCAGCTCTTGATACGCTTAGCTATTCTTTTATACCAGGGTTTTACTTGCAATCTAGCTGCTTCACATTCAGCAATTGCTTCTTCAACAGTCTTGGTATCATCAGTTAAATCTACGATAATTGTAGGCATTTTTGTATTTTTATCCATAATCTCAATTTTGTATTATTAAACGTTGTTGTTATTTTTTAGTGTTTATCAAATGTTATACTCTAACATTTTGATTAGGAAGTTCAAATAGATTAATCTTAGCGTCACCTTTTACTTTACTAGTTTCAAGCTCACCAGACTTAACAGCTTTCTCTAAGTAATCTAGAGTAACGAATGTATCTTTTACTTTAGCAAAGCCTGCATAATACTTTTCTATTTTCTTTTCATCAAGTTCTTCTAATAAAGAATCTTTATAGTATTTATTGAAAGTATCTAGCTTTAATCTGATACTATCTAGCATATCTAAAGTACGAGTATGTTGTAATCTAATAAAGCTATCTTCTGCTTTCTGTTCATCTTCAGTAAGCTCATAATCTGTATTTCCTAAGAATTCTTCCTTTAGCTTACTCTCTATTTGATCATATGGAATACTCAGTACATAAGGACTATCCCATTTATTCTTAAATACTATATAACTAAGTATTGCAGTAGCGTGTTGTTTATCAGCTTTATCTGATTCCCATATTTTCTTAAATGCAGGTATAGCTAAAGCGTTTTCATGTATTACTACTTTTCCTCCTATTATATCAAATAGTTTCATAATTATTATATATTAGTTACTTGATACGTTTGAGACACAGTCACACTTAGAGAAAGTGCTGCTTATTTTATGTTTTTCATCTTGCATCTTTGCAATATGATATTTAATAGCTTTATCACTAATCACAGCATAAACAAAAGTTTTATCATCAAGTTTATATGTTTTTGCTATTAAATCACCCTTAGATACTTTTACATTTTCAGTAGTTCCATCTTTTTTTGTGATACTGTATTCTCCATCTTCAGGAACAATCCATATATAATCGAAATAGAAACTATCTAAAACAGTTATCTCATCTGTATCCGGATTATAACCTACCATGCAACTACTATTATTGTTATTTACGTATTTATTCATAATTAATCTATTCTATAATCAGTATAATATTCTTTTTGTAATCTTGCTAATTACTCTAGCTTGTTTCTCTGAACAATTAGGGTTTGTATATTCAGGATTATTCTGATACTTGTTTATCACTGTCTGATAATACGCTATCTCCTGTTCTAGACTTTCCTTTGTTATATTCATAAATAGTTTCTTCTACTAAGTCTTTTAATCTATCTTTATAGGAACACAGTTTTGCTATAGCTTCTTCATTAGAACTATATAAATCATAATCTGTAATTATTCCTTTAACTATATTTTTGTTATTATCTTCTATAATGGCTCCAGTTTCACCTTCGCATAACCAATAATTAAAGTTTGTTCTTTTAGCCAGCTCTCTAGATAGTTCTCTAATCAAAAGAGATATTTCTTTCTTCAGATCACTAATAACATCGAGTTCAGCTCTTCTATCTAACTCTGCTTTGGAAGAAAGTTGTATTTTGTCAAGTATATCGTTACAATTATTTATTTTTTCTTCAATACGCTCATCTAGAGCTTTAGATAAATCTTCAACAGTTGCTTTTCTAAAAGTGTGTTTACTTATCCACAGCATTGCTATTGCATTCCAAGCAACTTGAGCTAAGTGATGACAACCAGTATCTTCGTCAATAGTATTACCTTTTTCATACTCAAGTAAGTGTCTTAACATAGCGGCTTTATAACGTTGGTAACCATTCTCTAAGTTCTGCCAATTATTATCACCGTACTTAATAGAACCAGCTGTGTATACTTTTACGATATCTTCAATTTCTTCTAGGGGCAACAAATCCCATCTTAATTTCTTGTCTAAGAAATCATTCTTCTTTCCTTCCATCTTCTTTATTTCTTAAATAATCTATCATAAATTGACCTACTTTACCTGCTATCCAACCTAGTAAATAAGCGTAAGGTTCGTTACCTTGATCATATCCTTGTCCTACTCCTCCTATTATATCCCATATTACATCAGTGGCATGAGTAGATTCATGAGCAGCTACTTCTATAGCTGTACCATCTAATTTATCTGGAGTTTCTATAAGTATGAGTACTCCTTTATCTCCCGTTCTTTTATCTCTTACTATAAAGGTGACCCCATCTGCACTTGCTGGACTAATAGGAGAGCCATTATTCTCTTTATTCAGTAAATCTTTAATAGTAGGATAGAACAAGAACTTTCTCTTCATTTCTTCAAAACAATCTATGGTAGA